TAAATTTCAATTTGCACAAAATTCACTATCGGCAACAACAGGCGTAACGGTACACAAAGGAAGCCAAATGTATATTTGGGAGGTTGCATAATGGAATTGATATTGCATAAAAAAACAGAGGCGATGAATACACCTGTAATTTCATTTGATAGTGACGGAAACCCAAATAAAATTTGCGAACCATTTCCCGTCATGCTATGGAAATTCATAGATGAGAACGGCAATATTTGGAATACGGAAACTGCAATTGATGGAACAGAGGACGACGCCAAACAAATCATTTTGCAAAGCATAGCAAATAATGGCTAAAAAACAAATAAACGATTTTATACGCCCCAAGGTGACGCGCGACGAGTACGAACGCGTTTTACACAGGCGTAACGGTTTGGCATATACGGCCGTTCCTGATTATTTGGCGGAAATGCCCGACGGACGCGACGAGGTTGCGCCCCCTATTAAATTAGAGGGGAAAACCGCCGTGTTATCTGATATTCATTTCGGAATACATGATAAGCAGGCGGTAATTGCGGCGGTCCAATATGCACGCTCGGAACAAGTGGAAAATATAGTTTTGAACGGGGATATATTGGACGGAGCCCGTATATCAAGACACCCGAAAAACCCAAATATGCCAAAGTTTTTAGACGAGCTCGAAATGGTGAAACCATTTTTACGCGGTTTACGCGCTGATTTCCCGAGCGCCCGTATTATATTCAAAGCGGGCAACCATGAGGACAGACTAGAAGCGTATTTAATGGCAAACGCTCAGGAATTGGCGGGCATTGTAGATTGGACAAAGTTACTGAATTTAACGGACGTTGGCATAGAGTTTGCGGAAACGTCGCAATTTATGAGAGTGGCGGACACCCATATAATTCATGGGCACGAGGTAAAAGTGGGTGGGGGCGTTAACCCCGCACGCGCGTTATTGCTCAAAACATTAGAAACAACCGTAATGGGACACGTTCACCGCACAAGTTTCTCACATGGTAGGGGATTGGGCGGTAAATACATTAAAACATACACCACGGGTTGTTTATGCAAGTTACGCCAAGGTTACATGCCCCATAGCAATAGTAACCATGGATTTGCAATTGTCCAAGCGGACGGAGCGGTACGCAATATGTGGATTAATAACGGGGTTGTGGAATGAAACTAAATATCTATGGCGTTACGCTCATAATGGTTGGCGGGTTGTGTTTATTGTTAGGCGTTCACCTTGGACGCGGCTGTAATGCCCCACAGGGCACGAAACATACACGGGACACAGTTACGGCCGTAATAACACGCCCCGTTACCGTACGGGACACCGTGCGCGTAAAATCGGTAATGGTTAAACACAAAGACACAACGTATTTTATAGAACGCCCCGTAAACATTCCATGCGGGGACACGTCGTTTATTGCTCAGGCTGATAGCGTGATAACAACCACAAAGGACACCGTAAATATGGCATTTGCGTATAATAAGGGCAAAGCCAATTTTAGTTTGGTATTCAGGCCCCGCCCCGACTCAGTACAAACAATAACAATTCCCGTACCCACTGAGAATAACAGCGCGTGGACATGGGGACCCGTGGCGTTTGCACTAGGTACGTTACTAGGTATTTGGGGCGCAAGGCAATGACGGTTCCAATTAAAAAGATTAAACCAAACCCACGGAACCCGCGCACGATTTCACGGGACAAATACGCCAAACTAAAAACAAGTTTACAAGCGTTCCCGGATATGCTAAACAAACGCCCGCTCATTGTAGTGAGTGACCACGACGGAACATATATGGTATTGGGCGGTAACATGAGGTTAAAGGCCGCAAAGGAATTGGGGTTTACTGAGTTACCCGTTATATTGGCGGACGATTGGACACCCGAGCAATGTGCCGAATTTCTCATAAAAGACAACGTAAGTTACGGGGAATGGGACCATGAGCAATTGGCTAACGAGTGGGACGAAATACAGTTGGAGGCGTGGGGGTTAGATTTACCCGTTAATACAGAGGAAAACGGCCCGCAAATAGAGGCGGACCAAGACAAGCAAACAAACACAATAACACTAGAATATACGGCGGACGATTACGCACGCGTAAAAAGCCAATTGGCTAAGATAGCAAGCACGCCGGAACAAGCCGTATGGGTATTATTGGGGAATGATTAACATGGCGTACGACAAGAAAAAAGTATATGCCCAAACATTGGAAATAATAGAGAAACATACGCTCATATTTATCGAGGATATTGTAGCGTTATTACCGCTCAGGAAACAAACGTTTTACGATTTTTTCCCCATTGGTAGTGACGAAATGGACAATATTAAAAGCGCATTGGAAAAAAACCGCGTGTCCATGAAATCGAACATGCGCAAAAAATGGTATAAGTCCGACAACCCTACGTTACAAGTGGCGTTAATGAAACTGATAGCGAACGAGGACGAAGCGGCGCGGCTCTCAGGACAAACCCGTGATAACACAAACGCCAATAAAATGGTATTTGTATGGGGTGGTAACAATGAGGCCGACAAGTGAAACGCGTAATAGCAGAGCCACACGCTAAGCAATTGGAAATAGTAAACAACCGCAAACGTTTTAACGTTGTACGGAGCGGGCGCCGATTTGGCAAAAGTTACTTAGCATTTGCCCTTGCTATCGAAAAAATGTTACAAGAGCCGGGCACCAATGTGTTATACACGACCCCAAGTTACAAAGAATTACAAGGGCGTTACAAAGAGGCCGTTAAACTGTTTACCCCGTTAGGCGCCACAATCAAATGGGGGGAAATAACATTGAACGGTTCCACGCTCACGTTAACAGGTATATGGCGTGCGGACGGGCTCAGAGGGAACGCATTTCACCGCATGATTTGCGACGAGTGGGCGTACTGTGAAAACGCTCAAAACGCATGGGAAGAGGTTTTAAGCCCAATGCTCACAGATTATGAGGGCGACGGTTATTTCTTTTCCACGCCAAATGGCAAAAACCATTTTTCTGAGTTGGACAATTTTAGTAATTTATACACAGATTGGGCGTCCTTTCATTATACCACATACGACAACCCCCGCATGAAACATGCGGAAATTGAACGCCAACGGCTCATATTGCCGAGCGTTGTCTTTGCTCAGGAATATTTAGCCGAGTATGTGGACCGAGGGGCCGCAAAGATTAAACGCGAGTGGCTCAAAATTGACAACACAAAAAAGCCCGTTACGTTTTACATGGGCGTGGATTTGGCAATTAGTCAAAAAGAGACGGCGGATTATACGGCGTTGGTTGTTATTGGGTTAACAGAGGACAAAGAGGTGGTTGTTGTTGACGCGTTCCGCGACCGCATGACGTTCGTAAACATTGGGGCAAAGGTTATCGAATATGCAAACAAATGGAACCCCAAGGTAATAGCAATAGAGAACAACCAAGCCCAAGCGTGGTTGGTCCAAGAATTGAAACGAAACACAACGTTAAACGTGGTTGGAATGAGGGCGGACCGTGATAAAGTTATACGATTTCAGCCCGTAGAGGCGCGTTACGAACGCCGTGAGGTATTCCATTATGGAACGTTACCACCTGAGTTTACAGAGGAGCTATTAAGTTTTACGGGCACCGCACAGGACAAACACGACGATTACGTGGACGCATTGGGTTACGCGTTTGCATCTATTAAAAAGACACCGGGCGTTTTTACATGAGTATATTGGACGATATTAGACAAAGGATTTCAGACGCGATTTTACCAAGCCAAAAACGCGGTTTGTTACCATACGACCGTATGGGCAACCAACGTAACATTGGTTCCGTAAGCGCGGGGAATGAAACAGAGGCCTCGTTACGTGGCACCGTCTTTGCGTGTTTACAGCATAGGGCCAACGCTCTGAGTGCAATTAAATTTAATACGTTCAAAGAGCAAAACTTTGACCGCTCAGAATTGGGCGCGGACCATTGGGCGGCACGTTTGTTAGCAAACCCAAACCCGTATTTTGTGCGCTCTCAGATTTACAGTTATATTGAAAATTGGTTATCTATTAACGGTAACGCGTTTATTTGGACGCCAACAAACGGTTATCATGTTCCGCTCCAAATGTGGGTATTAAACCCGACGCGCGTACGCATCATTAAAGGCTCAGAGAAATTTGTAGACGGTTACATATACCAAAGTGCTCAGGACGGAAACGTACATATACCCGAGCGTGAAATGGTCCATTTGGCTCGTATTCACCCCGCCGCACGCCCGGAGGAAATTGTGGGAATGAATATGTTAGGCGTTGGGTTAGTAACCGCGGCGTTGGAATATGCGAATATAGATAGAGAGGTTAGTGCGTATTTACAACGGTTATTTGAAAATAATACCGTTCCGCCATTGATTGCAGAGCACCCCGACACCGTGGACCAAGAAACATGGGAACGGATTAAAAACGGTTGGAATGAAGCCCTACCAAAATACAAATTGCGTGCGTTGTTACACGGGGGAATGAAACTAAACTTACCGCCAAAGGGTGAACTTGCCATAAGTTACGACGCCGTGAGCGCCGACACACGTTCACAAATTGCTCAGGTTTTCGGCGTGCCCCCGGGCATGTTAACAGGGGAATTTCAAAACCGCGCAACCGCAGAGGTTCAATTTCAGATATTTAGACAAAACACAATAGACCCCGAGGCGTTATACATAGCAGAGGAATTAACGCGCCATTTTAGACGATTTGAGGACGACGTTTTAATAGAGCCCGAGCCGTACGTTTACAAAGATTTGGACGCCGATTTAAAGCAAGAGGAATTCCAATTACGTTGGGGTATCAAGACAATTAACGAAGCGCGTGCGGACCGTGGATTTTTACCCGTTCAAAATGGCGACGTTCCGTTAATTGCTCAAGGGTTTTTACCGTTAGACATGGCAACGGGCGGACAACCGCAAACGAAGCCCGCGCAAATAAGCACAAACGCCCCACAATTGCCCGTGGCGCGTCGTAGTTTCCCGTACAATACCAATGAGGCCCGCGCGGATTTTTGGCGCAATTATGACGGTTTAACAACGGAAAACCAATTACGATTAGAAGACGTTACCGCGACCGCCATAAGCGAATTAAAAAAAAAAATAACGGACAAAGTTAATAGCGGACAAACGCAAATAAGTGGTATTGAATTAAACGAGAAAACAACGGACAAAATACAAAGCGTGATTAACGACGCGGTCCGCAATGTTTCCCAAACCGTGGCGACGCAATTAGAGGGCAACGCCGTACCGTTGGACGGTGAATACGGCAAAGCGTTACAAGGTTTGGCACGTGAGAGCGCGGACAAAATTACTGAGAGCATGGAAACAATTAAAACGGAAATGGCGGGGGTTATACAAGCAAACGCCATGAAAGATAAAAGCGAATTGCTCAGTATATTAACAAACCGTTTCGACACTGTTTACAGCCAAAGTAGATTGCGCACGATTGCAAACACGGTAAGCGCAAACGTTACGGCGGGTTCACAATTGGCAACATATAAGCGTTTGGGTTATACCTACATTTGGTTAACAGAACAAGACAATAGAGTACGGCCAAGCCACCAAATAATGGAGGGCAAAGAGGTTGACCCCGACGGATTTTTTAGCGTGCCTGTAATGAAGAAAGGAATAACAGACGAGGGCGCCGTTGGTGAAATTATTGTTGGTTATGAGAAAACGGAGCGCCCGTTAGGTGGCGGGCTGAGTGCAAGCGGGGCGGTTAATTGCCGTTGTCAATTATTCCCCGTGCAAAGACAAACAACCGAAACGGTAACAGTCCAAAAACCAAGCACAGGAACAAGCGCGCCAAATGCTCCGAGCGGTTCCAATTTACCGCGTGTTATTGCGGGCGGACGTGGCGGACAATTAAAAGCCATAGCGGATTTTGAGAATAAATATAGAAACCTAAAAACCCATGAAATGGGAATGGTCACGGATTACGAGGGTAATGTATTACGTGAGGTTAAAGGACGTAAAACAAGCGTGTTAACGCATGATGCAAAACAGGTAAAAATTGCAAGACTCTCAGGTAACGAAATAACAACGCATAACCACCCCATAGATAATTGTTCGTTTTCATACACCGATTTGTCAAACACGTTAAACACAAACGGGGCGGAAATGCGAGCCGTAACGCCAAAATATAACTACGTTATGCAAAGGCCAAAGGACGGGTTTAACGAAGACTATTACTATTACCCGTATAAAGTAGAAAACAATAAATATGTGTTAGATGAAAACGGCGAACCAATACGTTTAATTTCCCCGGAATGGAGGACGTTAAAAAAGCAAGTTGAAAAAAGTATAAAACGCGATTGGAATGCACTGACAAAACAAGGCGTAAAAAAATATACACCAATGTATAGAGAAAAAATAGAAAATGGCGAGTGGACCGTGGACGAAGCAAACGCGTTTATTAACGACACGGTGATACATGATGCAAATATAGAATTAGCAAAAAAATACGGGTGGATTTATGAGCGAGTTGAAATTGAATAATAATACAGAAGACACAGAGCAAACAACTGAAATAGTATTGGACGACTCTGTGTTATGGGAATTACGGGACGAAATAAAGAAAGAATTGACTAAAAAATAAAACCCAAAAAAAGAGCGCAATAACATGGAAATAATTAAACGAGCGTACCGACTTGAACCCCGCGGTTATGAGGGGCACGAGGGTAACGAACATGAGGGCAAAGAGGCCCCGCAAGATATATACACTTTTGTAGTTTCCACGCCGGAAATTGATAGATACGGAACGGTGATTGTTCCAAGTGGAATAGATTACACGGCGTACCTAAATAACCCAATTGTATTGGCCCAACATGAGGCCGACGAGTGGCCAATTGGTAAGTGTTTGGGGTTTGCCATGAATGGCGAAAATTTAGAGGCCACACTACAAATACACAGAATTACAGAAGAAGCGTGTGAGGTTGCGGACTTGGTCCGTAACGGATATGTAAACGCCGTGAGCGTTGGTATCATTCCGACGGAATGGGAGGAGAAAAACGTGGACGGCGAAACGGTTACGTTTTACACCAAATCAGAATTGGTAGAGTTTTCTATTGTTAGTATTCCCGCCAATAGACAAGCACTATTAAAAAAGCGTTTGGAACGTAGCGTAAACAAAGCAAACACAGAACGCAAATTAGAAACCATATTTAACAAAGCCAAAAAGGTAAATAAAATGTTGACACCGGAACAAACAACGGCGTTAAGTGAGCAATTTATGCCCGTGCTCATTGAGGCCGCCACGACGTTTTTACGTGACGAGTTGGGCATAGCAGAGGACGACGCAATTAAAGCCGCAGAGGCGGGCGCAATGGCGGCGGGTGATGCAATGTTAGCCGTATTAAATGGCGACGCCCCCGAGGTTGCCCCCGAGGTTGTGGCGCCCGTAGCGACGGAACCAATGCCCACGGAAAACGAGCCCGCACCCGTAGCGGCGTCGTATCAAAACAGAGCGGGCAAAAAGATAAGCGCCACAACGTATGGCATGATAACCGAGGGGCTCCAAATGATTGCAGAGGGTAACAAAAAAATTTCCAACGCAATTGCTCAGGACCGCGGATTTGAAATTAAACCCGCAAAAAAATTAACTGATAACGAGTTGTTAAACCTTATTTAATAGAGTAAATAAAAATGGAAAATATTGTAATTACACCCGACCAATTAAAAATGGTTGTGGAAACAAAAGCAAACGAAAAGGCGCAAGACATTTTGCGCAACGCAAACCCAACACACGTAACGGGATTTGTTAAGATTAAAGCAGACCACGACGCACGCCGCGACCAAGCACGCGTTATTTCTGATTACATTAACGCAAAGCACAAAGGCGACCACGCGGGCGCTGAGTCAATTGCGCGTGATGCAAACAACAAATACGTTACCCGTGCAAATTTCAACACAGGAACAACGGCCCAAGGTGGCGCGGTTGTCCCCGCGTTTTGGGTTGAGGAAATTATGAATTTTGCGGACCGTTTCGGTTACGCTCGTGCCCTTGCTAAGATTTACCCAATGAGAGGTAACAAAGAGTATTTGGCGTCAAGTGGTAATTTCACCGCGGCCGTTGTAGCCGAGGGCTCAGGTTTAACAGTCACAGACTCCGCAAACTTTTTTACACAAACCACATTGCAAAGCCAAAAAGTAGTGGGCGGCGCTATCCTTTCAATTGAACAATTAGAGGACGCAACCCCCGCATTTTTGGATTATGTAACGAACGGTTTGGGCCGTGCCATTGCGGGCAAAGAGGACGAACAATTTTTTAATGGAAACGGTACCGCTCCAAATTTCACAGGCGCATTGAATATTTCCGGTTCGACTGTAACATATTTGGGCGGTGCGTCTAACAGTGGTAAAACAGCGTTTTCCGCAATTTCATGGACCGACCTAATTAATTTACGTTTGTCCCTTAATTCCACAGTTGGCGCAAACGGCGTATTTGTTGTTCCGCAAAGCGTATTCGGTCACATTATCAAGGAAATGGACCAACAAGACCGCCCAATATGGAACCAATTACAGCCTATGGATATTCCCGCAATTGGCTTAACAGCATTGGAGGGTAACACATACGTAACGCCATTTGGCCGCCCTATGCACGTTGTCCCCGACTCATTGTTCCCAACAAGCGCCGCGAACAAAGGTTGTGCGTTATATGCTGATTTTGCACAGTTCTCAATTCTTGGTATTCGCGAGGATATTATGGTTAACGAATACAAGGAGTATTTTGGCGCCACAGGATTGGGCGGAACACACCAAAAAGGTATCGAGGTTGTCGAGCGCATCGGTATTGCGTTCCCCGCACCAACGGCAATTGGCGTATTGAAAACAAGTGCAACCTAATTAGGAACGCGTAATGATTAACGTAATTATGTTAGTTGACGCGTACGGATTACGGGCGGGCCAATATTCTCAGTTTAACGACGAAGAGTACGCCCGCCTATATTCCCAAGGCGTTTGCAAAGAAATTGAAACAGAAACAAAAGCGGAACCAAAGCCCGCAAAAACAATAACAAAGAAAAAATAAAACCATGCCATATACAAGCGCGTACCCACGACAATTTACAGCGTTTACAAAGTTTTTAAATTTAGAGGTTAGCGGTGACCCGACCGCTGAGGAAACCGCCTTGTATTCATGGTTCGACGATTTGTTTACGACGTGTTATACAATTGCCGAGCAATTTTGTGGGCAACCGCTAAGACAAGTAAACAAAACATACCAATTTTACGCCAACGCGGGCCGTCACGGGCTCGAAAGTAACCACGTGTGGAAATACATACCATACTATGCAAACACTACCGTTACGGCTCTCGAATGGCGTGAAAATGAATTTGCAACGTACGCGGCGTTTCCGTCCGTAGATTATGCGTTCCAAACTGAGGATTTCGCGTGTTATCTTATTTTCAGGAATAAGACAAACGGGCAATTTAAAGCCACATTACAAACGGGTTATACCGACGCCACAATGCCGTACGCAATTTTGCAAGGCATTACAGAAATGGCGGCGTTAACTTACAAGCAGTCACCCGACGGCGGTAATTGGTTTGGGCTAAGTAGTGTAAACAGCGGGGGCAACGGGGCGACCGTTTCCCAAGCGTTAAAAGAAAATATTGATTGGCAAAAGCATTTTCGAAAATTTGTTATTCCGGCGGTTTAATGGCTCTGTTTAATGTGGCTCAGTTACAAGCGCAATTACAACCGTTATACAATGATTTTGCGTACCAATATACCGACGAGTTACAAGCGCTCGCAGGTGCCAATATGGTTTACGCCACAAAGGCCGACAAGCGCACGCGAAACACGGGGGACAAATTGCGACGCATTACGGGCGCGTTGTTCAAATCATTGCGCCGCAATGATGCAAACAACGTATTTGATATTAAAACAAGCGCGTTTGGATTTAACGTTATTTATGGTTCCGCATTACCATACGCCGCTATACATGAATACGGCGGACGTGCGGGCAAAGGATTAAAAGTAAACATACCAAAGCGCCCGTATTTATTACCCGCGTTGGAACAATTTGACAAAACCACAAAAGAAAAATTTACAAACGCCGTGAAATACCAAATAACATTGGAAATAATGAAATGGCTAGAGAAACAAAAGCGTTAAACGGCGTAACTGATTTGCTGAGAGAATTGCAAGGCGTGCGGGTTTACGACGTCATTACCGTAGATAAATGGGACACCTTGCAATTTAATTACGTTGGAATTTTACATTGCGAAGACTCACGGGAATTGGAGCCGTTAGAAGATAACAGCGCAATGGTAAACATGGGCCAATTAGAAATATATTTATTGGTAGGGGCTCAGGTTAAAAAGAGCGCCACAAATAAACACAATGTACGGGACGCGCTCGCGAACATTTGCGAACAAGTGGAATACAAATTGCATAACGTCGTTTTACCGTCGTATGTTTCCGATTATGAGGCCGCCGAATTCGCCCCATTACATTACGTTAGTTCGCAGGCGTTACAATACAATGAAGACAATACAAAGGGTCTGAGTATTATGGTATTCAGAACAAAATACATACGGAGCAATTAAATGTATTTGAGCATTTGCGTACTATACACTAATGACGACGATTTAATGGCGTGGCGTATGGCATTACCAAAAACCACCGCCAAACATAAAGTACAAATTGTAGCTCTCAGGACGGAGCAAACCGACGCGGTTACGGAACCCGTGTTAAACGTGGTTGGTGATACTGAATTATTAACGGGTTTGGTTTGGCGTTACAATGATTTTTCGGAACAATTTGATTTTGCATATTTGCGAAATACATTGGACGCGTACGCCCGTGGTGAGTGGATTTTGCATATAGATGCGGACGAACGCCTAACGACGCCCCACGGGGATTTATGGGCGTTTTTAGAGGCATTACATGAGACCGACGCCCCCGCGTCGTATGTTTCCGTTTATGGTATCATGGACGGGGTAAACAAAAGCGGACGCGCGGAACGTTACATAAATGCGAACATGCGTTTACACCGCAAAAGCGCGGGGCTCAAATGGGACGGAATTTGTCATGAAACACTAGATAAAAGCGCGTACGATTTGGGCGCGTTTGCTGATAGCGAAATAATGTTATTTCATTTGGGGTACAACCAAGGCCCCGAGGTGCAAAAACAAAAAGCAGAGCGCAACGCAAAGTTACTTGTACGGGAATACACACGTAACAAATGCGCTCGCAATTGGGATTACTTGGTAAAAACATTTGGATATTTACACAACAACAAAACATAAGAGGCTATAAAATGGCAGTTATTGGAGGCGGAAATTATTCCGTATTTTTCACAGCCGACGAAACCACGGGGACATGGTCCACTACGGTTCAAATCGCATTAAACAAAAAGATTAAAACAAGCGTTTCCCGTACGTCTTTCACGTTGGACCAAAACGACGACACGCCGGAAATGACAACGTTCCTAGAAAATTACGCGCCCGTAACACAGGCCGCAAGCGATGCGGGGGAATATGAGGACGGCGTTAAATTCAATTCGGCAACCGCAAACAGCCAAACACTAGGACAAATTATTTACGGTGGTAAATTGGTTTCAAGTGGTACGGGACAAACAAAACGTAAGGTTGTTTTAATGCTATGCAAATTGGCGCAAGATGCGGGCTCATTTGATATGGAGAGCGGTAAATATACCAAGCCAAAGGTTGCGGGTGAGGTTGTTAATAACGACGTGGTGGTATCAGTACCCGCCGCATGTTTCAATACGTTATTCGTAAGTTCCCCAATTACCGTGACTATTCCACAGGACGTGGGGTACAAAGAGGTTTGGATTACATGCGACAAGTAATTTAGATTAAACACGGGGCGTCATTAGGGCGCCCCAATTGTATATATATTTTTGGAGTTGTAACAATATGAAATTTTACGTAGACGGCCAAGCAGTTGAAGCGCCATTATACCAAATTTTAACGCCCGCATTGTACGAAAAAATTACACCTATGTTATTGGAATTGGCTCAGAGCAAAGGGGCGCAAACAGCGGCGGAACAAGAGATATTAAACAAGGTTTACGCGGTTCCCCATTTGTCCGAAAAAATCAATTTACAAAATGGCGTGGACGCGTTCGCCGATATTATGAATGACTTTCGTTTCCAAGAAATTGTAAAAGATGCGTATTTGAAAGTTCGTGCAAATTTATTTGAAGTTATCAATATAGACACGACAACAATACCGTTAATTTTTGAGTTTGTTAAAACCGTTGTGGACACGAAAAAAGTAACCAACGCTCAGTTATTGGTTGGTCTGCAAAGTGAAACAAATAGCGAGTTTTGGGCGGCTCAGGATTTGGACGGTATATTAGACGCGTTAAAGTTTTTTCGTGACACAGTATGCAAGCGAGTGCGTATTAGTTGAATATTACCGTAGCGAATTCGTGGTATTTAACGACCCCGACGAAACGGAATATTTACAGGACGACGGGGACAACCCGTTAGATTATTTAGACGACACGTTTACGGAAAAATGGACCGTTTACACTTGGGGCGCAATGGCAAAACCCGAGGCGTTTACGGCGTTATGGTATCATACCCCGCGTTATGAGGTTTGGCAAATTATAGCAATGAATATGACCCATAATAAACTAACAAACAAGAGCAAATAAATGGCCGACGCACAAATCAGTTTTGGCATTGACACCCGCGAATTATTTGCGGGCCTGCAAAATGCAAGCGCGCAAACACAACAAGTTATTACCAAGTTAGAACAAGACGCAAAACGGTTAGGCGACGCCCTTGTAAATAACATGAGCAAAGGCGCGGGGGGTATTGCTAATAGCAAACGCGAGCTATTGGCATTTGTGGACGAAAATAAAAAAGCGTTGGCCGCTATGCAATTGAACGGCGAAGCGGGGACAAAGGCCTACAAAGCCATAGAGGATAGCGTTAAAAAAGCACAACAAGAGGTGGCGAAAATTGACGACGCCGCCAAAAAAGTGGACGCCTCATTAGCGGGGATAGGTGACGGGGGTAACGCCGCGACGGGAAAAATCGGGGGCATGTTCTCAGGATTAACAGACAAGATACCGGGGCTAAGTGGGGGCCTTGGTAATTTGGGCGGTTCGTTTCAAAGTTTGGCGGGGGGCGTAACGGGGTTGGTGCCCGGTTTGGGCTCATTAACGGGCGTATTGGCGGGCGGTGGTATTACCGCGGGCATAGCGGCCGTTGGGGCGGGCGTGGCCTATGCCATAGACAAGGGCAAAGAGTTCGAAACGCAGTTAGCGTCGTTAAGTTCAATTACGGGGGTAAGTGGCGCGGGGTTGCAAGACCTTGGAAACAAGGCCCAAACAATGGCTACAAAGTTTGGAACGGACGCGAGCGCCAATATTGACGCGTTCAAAACCATTCTCAGTAAATTAGGCCCCGATATTGCAAAGAGCCCCGAGGCTCTTAATAGTATGGCTGAGTCCGTTAACACATTGTCCAAGGCCACAGGGGACACGCCGGGCGCCGCAACCGAGGCGTTAACGGGTGCGTTGTTACAATTCGGCGTGGATTTACAGGACCCCAAAAACGCCGCGGACGCAATGGCGGTTGCAATGAATACATTAGCCGCGGGCGCAAAGTTTGGAGCGTCGGAGGTTCCCGAGGTTGCGGCCGCTATCAATGTTGCGGGGGTTGCGGCGTCAAAATCAAAGGTTAGTTTTGAAGAAACAAACAGCGCAATACAAATTTTGGCGGCGGGTGGTAAGGTTGGAGCCGAGGCGGGTACGTCATTGCGTAACGTGTTAAACAAGTTAGGGGAGGGCCGATTTTTACCCAAGGACACCGCAAAGGAATTGGAAAAAGCGGGCGTGGATATTAACAAGCTCGGAGACACGTCCATAACATTCTCAGAGCGTTTACGCGAGTTACAAAAGATACAAAGCGACGCGGCGTTAACTACCAAGCTTTTTGGTACTGATAGCGCGGCGGCCTCTATCTTGATTAAAGGCGCATTGAACGCCACGGGCTCAGGTATGGATGCGCTCACGGCAAACGTAACAGGGACCCAAACCGCCACAGAACAAGCCAAAATAAATATGGCAACATTTGCGGAAACATTGGCGCGCGTAAAATCTAACATTGATAATTTTGCTATTTCATTTTACCAAGGTATCCAACAAGTTTTTGGCATGATTGGGGAGGCCGTCGGCCCAAGCATGAGCCGTTTATTTGACGCGGTTGGCGGAACGTTCCAACGCATTTGGTCCGTTGTTGGTCCCGTGTTGGCGCTCATAGGCGGGGGCATAATATCGGGAATATCGAACGCAATTAACTTGGTAGTGGAAACCGTTACCATTGGTTACAATGTTTTTATATCCGTTTTCGACGGGATATTAAACGCCGTACAACCGATTATAGACGCGTTCAAAGAGGTGGGGGCGGTAATTGGTGACGCGCTCGGGTTTGGGGACAAAGGCGGGGAAACATTGGATTTTATGGCTATATTCCAAAGCGTGTTAAACGGGGTTGGTGATGCCATAAGATTTGTAGCGGATTTAATAAGCGGGGCGCTCAGTGGCGCAATATCATTTGTATTAACGCCCGTACGTTTTTTAGCCGAGGTTATTGGCTCAGTAATTACAAAGGTTGCCGAGTGGATTAAACAAAGCGGAATACTAGAAACAGTAATTGGCGCGGTTACGAGCGCCGTGGATTTTTTCCAAGGCATAATTCAAAGCATAGAGGGGGCGTTTAACGCAGTCATAGCAACGGTAAACGATTTAATTGGATTTTGGAATGAAATGACAAGCATTGTCAATTTATCGGGCAACGTTTGGCAAGGGTTCCAAGGGGCGTTAAATTCCGTGTGGGAAATAATTAAAAACGTTGCAAACGCCATTTTTGATTTTGGCGCCAATATCATTACGACGTATTTAATTGAACCCGTCAAGGCCGCAATAGGTTGGGTTACGGGCATTGTGAGTAAAATAGGGGAATGGGTTTTAAGTTTTGGAGCCGTCCAAGGCGTTATTACAATTTTGAGAAATGCGGCCGCGGGGGTTAGTAGTTTCTTTGCAAATATCGGCTCATATATTGACGTCGTTAAAATGGCAATTGGTGGTATTGTTTCCGCATTAAATGAGGTTGGAAATTTAGTAAACGAATTTTTTGGCGCAATATCAAGGGCCGATTTTTCGGGCGCATATAATGTAGTGGCCAATAGCATTAACAGAATATCAAGTGCGTACAAAGAGGGCCAAGAAACCGCGGGTAAATATTTACAAGCGCAAAAAGACCAAGAGGCCCAAGCCGCTAAAATGGCAAGCGTATTAGACAAGTTGGCGGGTAGTTCAACAAACGCCGCAAATAAACAAAAGTTATTAAACGATTTTATTATACAAGATACCACAGAGGTAAAACCACCGCCGGGCGGGGACGACGACGAAACAGAGGAAAAGAAAACAGGGAAAACCGTAACGGAATTTCAGAAACGCAAAAATGCGTACGACCAATTTGCGGCGCGTTTGGAGGTTGCCCGTGAGTCCGAATTTGCCAAGTTTACAGACCAACAAAAAAGAGAGAGCTCAGAATATCAAAAACGCTTATTAAATGACTCAAATAAATTGAACGAGTTTTTAAATGAGCAATTTCAAAAAAGCAAGACAACGGAATTTTTAGATTTACCCGTAAAAATTAAACCACAGGGGGACACAGAAACCGACGTAAATATCCAAAAATTTTACGTTGACACGTTCCTAAAAAACCGCGACGCCGTAAACAAATTGGCGGACGCTGAGTTAAAAGAGCAATTGAAAACAGAGGCCGAGGCGCGAAAACAAGCAATAGCAGAGGCCGAAAAACAATACAAAGAATTGTCTGATATTATAGCGGCGGATATTAAACAAAACACGACCGCAATTGCAACCGCAATTCCAAACACGGGGGCATTAACGCAGACTCAGTACGACGAAGCCAAGAAAAATGGGGACGATTACATAGAGACGTTACGCGCCAAAGGACGTTTTATTAACGACCAATTAGTAAGCGCACAAATTGCGGGCGCGGACAAAGCCGCGGAGGCGCTCCAAAAACAATTAGATGCAAACAATAGTTTATTGAATACGGCGGAACAAAGGTTAGCGGCGTATGTGGACGCCTCGGACGTTACTTTGCAAAATTCCACGTTAGCAAACGTAGCGGCGTACGCGGCGCAACGTGCGTTAATTGGCGCGTTTTTGAATGACAAGACACAGGCGGAACGCGAACAAGCAGAGCAAGCCCGCGCGGCCCGTTTGGCTGAGTTAAACCAAGAGGAAACGGACCTAGAAACGTCGTTAGCAAAACGCGAGGTTTCGTTTGACGAGTTCCAACAAAAGTTGGGCGCAATAGCAGACGCACGACGCGAACAAGAGGGCGACGCGGAAAACAATTTTAATTCGGTTTTGGCTAATTTAAAGCGCTCAGGTGAACAAGCGTTAAACGAAATAGCCAAACAGCAAAGCGCCCCAATGATTGCAACCGCAAAAGAAAAGCAAGCGGAAATATTAAAGGCGGAAAATGATTTAGCCCAAGCGCAAAGAGCGTTAAACCGCACGTTAATTACGGACACAGAGCAGTACGCAAAAGCACAACAGGACGTAGCGGAAAAAACAAAAGCATTGGCCGACGTAGACGAGCAAACGTATGGTTTCCGTACCGCCGTATTAGAAGAGTTTGCGGGGCGTGCCATAGAACAATTTGGCGCATTGGCCGCCACGGGTACGGCAACCCTCGGGGATTTTGGCAAAGCGGGTTTAAAAATTGCGGCTGATTTATTGGCCCAACAAATACCGATTTTTGTGGCGCAAATATTTGGTACGACCGTTGGACAATTAGGACCATTTGGGGTTGTGGTTGCGGGTGGTTTAACGGCAACGCTATGGGCATTGTATAACGAAGCGGTTGCGGGTTTCAAGACGGGCGGTTACACAGGCGACGCGGGGACCGACGAGGTTACGGGCGTTGTCCACGGCCAAGAATACGTATTGAACGCAGAGGCCACACGCGCAAACCGTGACGTTTTGGAGTGGGCAAATAAAACAAACCGCCCTATATCTGAGTATTACAAATTCCATACCGTAGAAACAAGCACAACGGCCGTAACGCATGACGGGCAATTGATAAACGAGGTGCAAAAGTTACGAGAGGAAACCCGTAATTTAGGCGTCCACATTAGACGCAATACCACCGTGGAATTAACGGGCCAATTGGTTGCGGACGGTAACAGCATTAACGCAATGATTGAACATAATAAACGCAAAACAATACGGAGGGGGTAATATATGGGTTGGCGATTTTGGGTTAAATTTGAGGGTTGCGACGTGGACACATTCAGTACGGGCCACGCGAGTTACGTAGCAATTGAATTACCAATAACGGGTATATTCCCCGGCTCAGGTTATGAGTCAAAAACGGTAAAAACAATTGGCGGGCGTGAAATAGGACAACGCAGATTGCGCCATAGTTTAGAGGTAAATTTATTTCCCGTTTCCACGTGGGACAATGGAAACACAATAAGCACAGACCATGCCATGTATTTATTGGACGTAGTGTTACAAAAGAAATACGCCCGCATGGTTGCCCCCACGGCTCCAAAGAAATTACCCGACCGTTGGCGTGATGCAATTTTATTTCCAAATACGGCGCCTCTTATTCCGTTTGTGTTTGCGCGTTTTGATACGACAAATGAAAAGTTATGGGCCTCAGGACAGGAAAAATTAACGTTAACGCTTCATTCCCAAGACCTAAATTAACATGAATAAATATTACACGACATGGCAAAGCGATAACGGGTATAATTACCAATTAACAATAATTCCAAGCCATGATTACATAGACGCCGTTGACACGATAACGTCGGGTTATACAAACACGCTCCAATTACCCGCGTCGTTTTTATTGGAAACCATGACGTTAGATACGGAATTGGGGGAAATACCCGCGGGGCTTGTTACCCAAACGTTACAAATAGAGGTTAACATAGCATCGTTACAGGGAACAACCCCGTTAAATGATTTACGTACGGCGTTACTGAGAGGAACCACCGCAACGTTATACCCAATTAAAAGCGTCGGGGGTTTTACCTATACAAATTTTTTCAATTGTTTTAATACGTTTATTCTTGAGTGTGATTATGGAACGGGAACATTAGAGCCCATATTTATTGGGGGGCAAAAGTTCGCCGCTGAAAACGAAATAACGGTAACAAATCTAACAAACGTGGTAACGTATAAAATTGAATTATTCGACATTATGCGTTGTATTGGTGAAATGATTACGCCCGAGTTTTGGGCTGAGGAGTTGGAAGCCAAAAACGCCGTTATTGATTGGGGTAATGGGTATTCACAAAATGAGCAAACAGAGCACAAGAAATTACGGTGCGGTACCACATACGCAGAAACGGTTACAGGTTTTGAACGCACGGGCGCAATTGATTTGACCATTGAACCGTACGTGTATCATGCAACCACATTTGAGCGTATGGCGTCAAAGGTTGCGGAAATGTACGCGGGGCATTTGCGCGCTCTTATTCCCAATTATAGCAACCCCGTTGCCGTGCCGGTTCCATTTGCAAAGGCGTGGACATTTTACCGCAACCGTTTGGATTTTGCCGATACCCTCGTAAGCGTCTCAAAAATTGGTTATATTTGCGACATAAAAAATACGGAAACAGGGAATACGGACGGCGGGCCGCACGTGGATAAAAACGCGTTTGCGGCGTTTAATAATTTCCATGAGGTATTAAAACTCATTGCGGAACAATCGTTAGAAATTTACCGTCTGTCTTATTCCAAGTCCACAATAGCGGGTTGGTTTGGCGCCTCATATACGGCCGATTTTTGTTTACCACTTGAAAAAAGCGGCGGGCTCATAAATGGCATTTTATTTGATACGTCTAATATTGTTAGTGACGTTAAAATAAAGTTGTTGCAAGAAACATTAGCAGAGGCGACCGCTAACGTTAAAACAATAACAGGGGGCAAAGACACACAGGAATACCCCGCGGGCCGACAGGGAACAAGCGGGGACAATAGCAAAGATTTACAAGTTATATTCCATAATTTAACGTTAGCCACAGACCGTAAAAATGAGGGCGTAACAGCAACGCAATTAGATACCATAGACAACGCAACGTATTACGTGCGCAATGGCATAGCAAGCGGGCATATTGTTTACAATGACGCGGGCACCGTGCGCAAAGTAGATACGCAATGCAGAGTGTCGTATAACTACGGTTTCACCGAGCCCGCCACAACGTCGTTAAATGGGTTATTCATTGGACGCAACGCCGCAATTATCAAGGAACAACAAGAGGCGGGGTTACCCGTTACATTAGCAAGCGCAATGGTAACGATTATGGGCGACCCTAAACAAGCGGTTGCCGAGTTCGACACCATAATAGAGGCCGTTAAATATTCAGACGTTGGCAAAGAGGCCCGTATTGATTTAAACGCGTTAAACCCATTGTTAACCGCAATATACAATGCAAACACGGCGCGCGCGGTAATTACCAAGCATAGCCACAATATCAATACAAATGAAGTAAGTTTAACGCTCAGAGTCCACGGGTTAACATGAAACAAAATGAGTTAGTACGGCCCGCGGGCATAGGGCGTAAACAAGTGGCGTTTAGTACGTCGGTGACGCCGTCGCCATTGTCCGAGGCCACAGACCAATTAAACGCAACAGAGTTAACCGCAGAGCGTTTAAACATGGTAACAGGGGTTACGGGTTTTGCTGAGTCCGCCGCATATTCCGCCGCGACCGCAACCCAAAACGCCGTGCAAAATTTTCCATTTGAGGTAACAGGCGTACGGGATTTTTGGTTTGTTGGGTCCGCCAATATTCAATGGAATTTTAATACATATACTATATTGAACCCGTATGTAAGTTACGACCCGCGGTTACAGGAATTTACATTACGGAAACCGGGTTGGTATTACATAAAATGTATGTTATTTACAACCGCAACCAATGCCAACGTGGATTGGTGGGTTAGTCTCATTACCCCAACGGCGTTAACCCCCGCGCTCTCAGAGCGTCACGCGCAATACATGGATTATACCAACGCGTACAAACATTGCCATTTGAACGGTTCCGCGTTATTGAACGTGCCAACGCAAAACGAGCAATGGCCACAGGGTGAACGCAAGTTTACGTTACGATTGGGAACAACACACGCGGGTTCCCAAACGCTCACAACGGCGAACACAAAGGCCAATTTACAAATTATTTATTTGGGCGCATTACCCATAAGTGAGCGCGCCACAATTACCGCAGTTTAAGAGGTTATCATGCAATTTTACACAGGCCGCAAAGGCGTTGACCGCGTGCGCAATACGTTCGATTTTGGCACGTTAGATACATTGGCGTACGCGTCGGGGGATATATTAACAAGCGCCGCAATTTCGGTTGCTGAGTCCGCACGTTCCGCAGGCGAACCCGGGGAATTACAAAAAATCATTTTAAAAGAAACAAACACGGGCGGAACATTACAGCGCCCCGCATTACGTATATGGTTGTTTGGTTCCGCATTGACACCCGCCGCGCGTAATAGTCCACAGGCGTTTACAAGCGCCCAAATGGATTTATACATTGGGTTTATTGATATTGCCAACGCCGATTGGATTAACAACGGAACGGGGGTTGCCATTGTAGAAAAAACGGTTAGTATTCCATATAGATTGCAACCCGCCTCAAATATATTATATTTAGTTCCTGAAATACGAGGCGCGTTTACGTTTCATTCCACGGCCCGTATAACAGGCCAAACCATACAAGCAATAGACTAAAATATGGCAACGTTTACAATAACCGATATAAACGACGGGACAACGTATATTGTGGCGGCTAACGACGTGAATGCCATATATGATATTGACGACTACCGTATATTAATTAAAAACGACGGCACCCGTTACGACGTTTCTGAGACGTTTGCAAGTTTAACGCATGACGCGGGCGGTGGCCATGGTGGCGGTGGCGGTGGTCCGTAATAAAAATAGGCCCGCAAAATATACGGGCCTAACTCTTGGGGGGAGGCGCGGTTATTGTGGACCGCACCCCAATATAATACATTTGAGTATAAAAACAAATAGGCACCCCGTTAAGAGTGCCTATTTTACGCCATAACGATAAGTATTACCACGCGCCCCAAGCGTGACAGATGCAATATACTAAATTTCATGAGCATAGCAAGCAAATAAATGATACGAGTAATAATACAATACACGGACGGAACCGCCCGCCAATTTTTACCCGCCACATGGGCGCAAATAATGCAATTATCCAACACGGAAAACGTGGCGGAAATGACAATATTTGCAATTACACCCCGCGATTTCCAAGAATATCAAAAAAAAATTAACGCCGAAAACATAGGTTTTATGCGGGTTTCACGTTAGGCGTAAAATCATTTTCAAATTATTTTATTTTTTTCTTGCTTCGTGTTAAAGTTTACACTAAGTTTGTACCAAGTTAAACGAAACACAAACACAAACGGAGCACGGCAATGTTAACAATTAGAAGACGAAACAGAGGAACAAGAGAAGTAACGGAAGTTACATTAAACGTTGCAATATCTGAGTTATCCGAATTTAGTGGCGAAACATTCGATTTCATAAACGACAAAGCGGCCGAGTGGTATTTTAAGATTGTTAAGCCACAAACAAGCAAATTTGATTATTTCATCTAATTGGAGCAAAGCAATGACAAACGAACAAAAAAAATTACTTATTCATGTTAACCCCGTAAACGCGTACCATGAGTTTATTACAACCCCCGAGTTAAACGAAACATGGGGAATGCTCAGTACAACCGCCTCAAATGCGTTACGCATTGTTAGAGGCGTTTACACGACAAAAGACGAAATAATAGCAAGCCAACAAGCACTATACATGATGTTAAAACTAGAGTTAATCTAATAAAATAATTTGGAGCATAGCATGAAAAATTCAGTTAAATTAGTGTTGGTACAAACATACCCCACAAAGCAAGCGGCTCAGAAATTGGCCCCAAACAAACAGAGCGTAAAACAGCATGGCGACGGCCGGTATTACATAACAAGCAATGGAGCAAAGAAATGAAACGCATAGTTATTACACGCGACGAGGTTATACAATTCGCTGAAAATTTGAGTAATATAACCAATGGTTATTATGAATTGGACGACGCTCAAAACGTGATTAAAACGAACATGGCACAATACGATAGCGATTTACATACATGGAATTATGACGCCGACGCGATTATGTTTAACATAATGGACGACGCGTTTAACTTTGACGGCAAATATTACACAGTAGAGGGGTGAATATGAATAAGCAAACCGAAAAACAAGAAATGCCAAAGAGTATTTTATGGCCCGTATTTATAGTAATTATGGCGCACATTATTTTACAATTTTTTGAACAAACATTGTGGGGGTTACCATTGGAATGACAGAATATGTAACGGCAAACGAGGCGGCGCAAATGCTCAGAATAAGCAAACGCCACGTTTACCACCTAATTAAAGGGCGTGACCGCGTAACAAAGCATGGCACGCGATTTGAACCGCCCGTATTTACTAACGTGATTAAAATTCACAAACAACGTTACACATGGTATTTAATACATGTGGACGACATTAGGAAACGCAATGGAACATGCAAAGATTAAAGCCCGCCATAAGATGCCCGCGGCGCACAGGATAGAACAAGAATTACGCAATGAAATGACGGCTCAGGATTTCGAAAAAATTTCAAAAATACTTATGTACGCCCGGCAATCAGAAAACATGCAATTACAATTGGCATGGCGTTATGGCAAAGAGGGTAAAACATTTGACGAGTTTATGCAAAGTTTTACTCAGACCGTTAATTATGTTAATTGGGGTGATAGGATATGAAACCCCAAACGGAAAACGAGCCACGCCAATTTTACGGCGCATTTGATGAAAACGGGATTTTGTTAGATTACAACGTATTTGAGGAAACCGTACGGGATTGGGCGGACGGCCAATTTAAAAACGAAATGTATTTTATTGGCAAAGTTGAATTTAGCGAATTGGAGCAAATTAAAATCGGTTGGAATATTCACGACGAACCAAACGGAGGCGACCATGAGTAAGCAACAAACCGCAGTAGATTGGTTGGAACATACTTTGAAATATGTATTCACTATTGATGAAATGCAACAAGAAAAAATTGATAGCATGTTTGCACAAGCGAAGATAAAGGAATGCGAGCAAATTGCAAAAGCATGGGAGCGTAGGGCAATGGATGTGACCGGATATGATTATTACAGAGTTTATCATGGTAAATTACCAATTGGAGGCGACCATGAGTAAAAGCAAAGCATTTGATTTGGTTATACAATTTTTGGTATTTACCATATTTTTGGCCGGTGCGTCGGTATGTGTTTTGGCGGTGGCGGCCTTGGTTAAATATGTTTTTTTTTCTTAATTATTTGGAGCAATAGTAATGATTATTCGCAAAACACTTGAGGAAATGCCCGAGCGTGGGTTAAATATTTTAATTTATGGCGACCCGGGTATAGGTAAAACCACACTCGCGAACACAGCCCCAAACCCATTGGTTTTGGATTTTGACAACGGTTACCACCGCGCAAGCCATAGCAAGCATTATGTAACATATTCCAATTGGGGCGACGTGCTCAGAGACAAACAGGATATTTACAATGCTCTTAAAACTGAGTATAATACATTGGTTGTTGACACCGTTGGAACGGGCATAGAGTTAATGCAAGCGTGGGCCGTCAAATCGGACCCGCGGTTAGAAAATTCCACAATGCGCATGTGGGGTGAAATTAAAAAGCAGTCCACGGAATTTTTTAACCCGCTCAAATTCATGGGTAAAAACATAGTGTATATTGCGCACACGAAGTTCAAAGACGAGGGCGACACACGCCGCGCAATGCCATTGATACCCGGCGGAACATACGACACAATTTTGCAAACGTGTGATTTGGTGGGATATTACACCACTACCAATAACAAGCATGTTTTAACATTTGATTTATCGGACACCGTGACCGCTAAAAATTGCGCGGGTATTCCCCCAATTGTAGTGGGTGACGTGTTGGAAATGCGTAATGTACTGAGTGAGGTAATAGACACGACAAAGGCGGCGTTAATTGCACGCGCCAAAAATCAGGAACAAGCGTTACAAGTTGTTGACAAGTGGACAAACGAGGCAAAAACCGCAAAAGACCCAAACAAACTATTTGAGAGTCTTGCAAACGCGGGTTTACCAAATGATACGAAAAAAAGCGTTTGGGGTGCCATTGTTGGAACGCTCAGTAAACGCGGTTTCACATGGGACGCGGACGCCAAACTATTTACCAAGGGGGAAAAATGATTACGCCCCGCATGCCCAATGAAATGCGTCACGCCGTTGACCTTGTATTAGAGCATTTGGACACAATGGTTAGTGTCAATTTGACACGTGAGGATTATGCAGAGTTATACAAAGCATATAACGACAAGCACAACGCCCAAGCCCTTGTAATAGTTTCCAACGCAATGCGCCGTTTAATGGTATCATTCATACAAAGCACCGACAACCATGAGTTATTTTTTGAGGACCCCGTATATTGGCGCCGTTATACCAAGGCGCGCCGTATGGAAATATTAAATAGTTTGCATGATTATGTGGAGCAAATGCCATGAGTAAATTAAGAGAGGTTGCAACCGCGTTAATGTGGAGCGCCATAATAGTAACGTTTGCATTGATAGTAATGGACGTTGTGGTAACAATGCTCAGAGGTTTTCATGCTTAAAATATCCGCAACCCAATTGGAGGCGTTTAGACGCTATCAGAGCGGTAAAATATCGTGGACCATGTTAGAGGACACAATACTAAAAAAAAGCCCCCCAAGCCCGTTAATGGCCCTTGGAACGCTATTCCATGAGTTATTACAGGCCGACACGGTTACGCCCGACGATTGCGCCCCGTATTTTGATTATGAGGATATAACAGAGGCCCGCAAAAAAGTAAATTACAGTTGCAAGGCGTTTGAATTTAAGTTACGGGCGGTTGTCCAAACCCATTACGGAATGGAGGTTGCAATAACAGGCGTGGCGGACCAAATATTACCCGGCCAAGTTGTCGAATTTAAAACCCGTTATTCACCGTTTCAATATGAGAGTTATGCAGACTCTATGCAATGGCGATTATATTGCATGTTATTCGACGTTCCATGCGTTAATTACAAGGTTTGGGAATTGAAACGGGACGAAGACACCAACGCATGTAAGGTAAAATCATATAACGATTTTGTGTTATACACATACGCCAATATGGAACGTGAGTTAATGCAGAGCGTCACGGAATTTACCCAATTATTAGAGCGGTTTGGGCTGAGTTCGCACCCGTTATTGCAAATAGATATGCAAACTACCTAACTACATTTATTGTCAACAAGTTATGAGACACTACATAAACAGCGTACGCAATACGGATTATCACAAACAAGCAATGCGCACAGAGCGCGCAATACTATTTATTTTCAACAAGTTATGGAGACTAGTAAAATGGGATTTTTGAAATTTATTCGCGGGTTATTTACCAAACCCACACAAAAACGCGTTAAAGCGTTAAAAACAAAGGAAACTATAAAATATATTGGCATTTGGGAACGCCCGCCGGTTGGCCGTTTGTCCTATCATGACTCGGAGCGCATAGTAAATGAAATGTCTAAATACATGAATAATAAAGAGGTTGCAAAGAAATTGAATAAAATGGGATATATGACACCCCGAGGTAGAAAATGGAATGAGTCAAGCGTATTTTATTGGAGTCTATTAGAAGACAACAGACAAAAGAGGCGCGAACGTTGTAAAAAATACGATTACGAACAAAGACACAAAAACAGCAATAACCCAAGTTTAGGCCAACGAATGAATTACGCACAACAACAAAATGGCGTAAATTGATTTTAAGAGACGAAACGGGTGCGGGGCATATATTTACACGGCTCTGCGCCCTTTCGTTTAACCACGGCCACGCAAACGGCCAAAAACATTATTTTAACGCATAGCAAAGGACGTAAAACAATGGATACAGAATACTATACACCGGATTTAACAGAAATTTCAATGCAATTGGCTGAATTAAACCGTACCGTTTTGGAATTGCGGTGGCTCATAGTTTCCGCGTTTGTTAACGAAGGGTCTGAGTGGAAAACTTTTTTAGACGGTGAAAAAAAATTTTTAGGTTT